TTCTTGGAGTTATAAATTCAACTGTTATAACTACGACACATCCATGCCTATTGTGAGCTTGAAATATCGCTTGCCAACAGACTTTGACGAGAAAACGGGTATGTACTATCAATCAGAAGGAGATCAGAATCTCACATTTACCGGAGTGTATGAACTGGCCCGGGTGGAGAGCCGACTGACCCAGGGTTCCTTCAGACAACGACTGACCATGGTTCGATTGCCCAACCAATCGGGAGACAGACAAATTCCTCTGAAAAAAATATTGGATTTTGATGCGCCAATTCCTGACCAATCACAATCGGGACGCGGGGTGCAAGAGACCGATTATAACAATGATGATTAACAGGTAGATAAACAATATATTATGCAGGGAGATATATCAACCAACCAACCACAGAGCAGACTGGTAAAATTCCTAGAAAGAAGGACAGGTCCGTTCATTGGCAAGGTCAAGAGAGTGGGAGATCCCCAGTTTGGCGGCAGGCTATGGGTGAACATAGAAGAGTATTCACAGACCAAAGATCCATCCATGAGCGACCTCGTCGAGTGCAGATATCTCAATCCTTTCTATGGCGTCAGCAGTATCGAGGCCAACAGCACCACGGATCCATATGACTATGATAGATCGCAGAGGAGTTATGGCATGTGGTTCGTGCCACCCAGCATCGACAACGATGTCGTGGTCATGTTCGTAAAAGGCGAAACAATACAAGCATTTTGGATCGGCTGTGTCGCACCGGAGAACATGAACCAGATGCTTCCCGGCGTTGGTGCCCTGGAGAGCACATCGGTGAAAGCAGTGGGTGATTCTCAACTTGGAAAAACAGCACTATATGGCACAGATTTATTGCCCGCGGGCGAAATAAACAGGAAAGCATGGGACGAACAGTCAGGCAATCAAGTTAGCAAATTAAACTCTCCGATACATCCACAGGCCGAACTGTTGAGGCAACAGGGATTGATACAGGACACCATTCGTGGCACCACGTCCAGCTCGGCACGACGCGAATCCCCCAGCCAGGTATTTGGTATCTCCACACCAGGTCCCCTGAAGCAAAACGGAAAAAAATTACCTATAGGACCCAGACTGACCAAAGATGGAAAACCATCACAAGAAAAAATACAAGTGATCACAGAGAGAGGATCCGGTCATACTTTTGTGTTGGATGATGGAGATTCGAACGGAGACAATCAGCTCGTTCGACTGCGATCGGCATCGGGTCATCAGATACTGTTGAATGATTCCGCTGGTGTGGTCTACATCGCCAACGGATCAGGCAACGCCTGGATGGAATTTTCCTCCAATGGTGGCATTGACATTTATTCTGGAGGATCGGTCAGTTTGAGATCCAGGGGAGATATGAATTTCCACAGCGACAGTGATATCAATATGTTTGCCCGTCAAAAAGTTAAAATCAAAGGTTTACAGAAAATTGTAATAGACGGTGGAGTAATACAACAGTATGCAGATATAGATATACAATCTCAAGCCACAACGGGAACAATAAGACAAAAAGCACCAAATGGCCAAATACTCTCTTATGCCGGGTTAGGACAACAACATCATACAAGCGGTCAACACATTCTCACCGGAGGACAAATACACTTTAATAGCCATCCAATCAATCCAAATGTCATTTCCACCTATGAGAGGACTTCGGTGTTGGATGCATCAGGCACAGGAACCAAACACGAGTTCGTGCCGGATGTCAACATCGCAGACAAATACAAATCGGGTCCGCTCACGGTGACACAACAGGGCAATGTCACAATGTCGGGCATGCGAATGCCCACACACGAACCGTTCCCTTATCACTTTGATAAGATTGTGACATTCGTGGGAGGAGAGCCGAGCCTCAATGACAGGATACCGGGAACACCAGAATTTATCGCCGCAAGAAATCGATTAAGCACCAATGACACCGTGCGTTTCGGACAGCTACAGGCGGACCTACAGTATCAATTACAGAAACAGGGACTGGGCCAGATACAGACAGCAGTCAACAAAACAGTGGGTTCAGTCAAGGGCACGGTGGGTTCAATTTCATCCATACAAAAGGCCGCGGATGATTTTGTTAAAAATTATTCATTGATATATGGACTGCCACAAAACACACTGCAACCCATCACGCCATTGACCACGGGCGTGACCGAGATAGTGAACCAAACCATACGCAGTGTCTCCGGAGACACGATCAATCTGTTGAAAGATCAGGTGTTTGTGAATCAATCAGGCATCTTGTATACGGCGGGCAACATCGGTCAATCCATCCCCGGCAACATCACCAACGTGTTGGGAGATCTGACCAAAACGACCGGAGTATTCAACACCGCAGGCAACATAATATCCAGTGCTATCAACATACCGGGTTTCGGTGGGACAGCGGCAAACACCCTGACAAATCTAAGCGCCGTGACCGACAGTTATAAAAATATCGTGGGAGGCAACATCACATCAGTGACGGCGATCACTAGTCTGGTAAGTAACATTGGAACATCGATCGCAAACACAGTTGCGAGCGTGGGCCGAGCGATAGGAAACATATTTAAATGGTAAAACAAACACAAAAAGCACAGTCAGGCATCAACAGCCAGGTATTCAAGGGATTTAGTTCTAGGGCAGAACAATCCAATTATAAACTGTTTGATTTCGCATTGATCAAACAGAATCTCATCAATAGATTATCTGTACGCAAGGGTGAGAGACTGGAAAACCCGGAGTTTGGCACCATGATCTATGATGTGTTGTTTGAGCCACTCACAGACACTCTCAAACAAGCGATACTGGACGATATCACCGCCAATGTCAATGCGGATCCTCGCATATCAGCGGACAACATCGTCGTGAGCCAGTCGGAACACGGCATATCCATACAGGTGGATCTGACCTATGTGCCCTACAATATTACCGAAAAACTCAAATTTGGCTTTGACGAGAACAGCACTCTGCGTCTGTCTTAATATACGCAGTTTATTCAAACAATAAATACTCGTACATTAATGTATGGCCACTACAGATAGACAAAACCGTTTATTGGTCGCCGAAGATTGGCGCAAGATCTACACCGCTTTCCAGCAGGCAGATTTCAAATCCTACGATTTCGAGACCCTGAGAAGGACCATGATAGCCTATCTCAGAGAGAACTATCCAGATGATTTCAACGATTTCGTGGAGTCCTCGGAGTATGTGGCTCTGATCGATCTCATCGCCTACGTGGCGCAGTCTTTATCCTTCAGGGTGGACCTAAATGCCCGAGAGAATTTCTTAGAGACTGCCGAAAGAAGGAACTCCATCCTGCGATTGGCTCGTTTGATCGGTTATAATTCCAGCAGGAACAAACCGGCCACGGGACTTTTAAAAATAAATTCTGTTTCGACCACACAGTCAGTGAGAGACAGTTCGGGCAACAGTTTGGCCAACACAACGGTGTTGTGGAACGATGCCACCAATGCAAATTATCGAGAGCAGATTATCAATATATTGAATGCCGCAAATTTTACAGGACAAAGATTTGGAAAACCCAAAGAGTCCAACACGATCGGGGGAATCAAAACAGAAACATATACGCTGAACACCTCCAATACAGATTTACCGATATACAAATTCAGCAAGAACATCGGAGGCATCAGCAGAGAGTTTGAGATAGTCCCTGCCAGCATCACGGATTCCGAATCGATATATGAGCAAACACCACTGCCCGGCTCCGGGTTGACTTATCTCTATAGAACAGACGGATCAGGGGACTCGTCTAACAACACAGGATTCTTTTTGCTATTCAAACAGGGAACGCTGAGAAGCACAGATTTTTCCATCGAACAACCCACCACAAATTTTGTACAGTCTTTGAACACAAACAATATCAACGACACAGATATGTGGTTGTACGGATTGAATGATTTTGGACAAGAGCAGGTGATCTGGAAACAGGTCCCCGATGTCGTTGGCAACAATGTCATATACAATTCTCTTTCGGCAAATCAAAGAAATATCTATAACGTGATTACTAAAAACAACGACACTGTGGATCTTGTGTTCGGCGATGGAAATTTTTCTAATCTTCCTTCGGGAGCATTCAGAGCATATTACAGGGTCAGCGATAATGCCAAATACAGCATCCAACCAGCAGATATCAGGAATGTACAATTTAATGTGCCCTATGTAGATTCTGCAGGAGGATCTCAACGATTGACCATCACAGCGAGTTTGGTCCAATCAGTATACAATGCTTCAGCGACAGAATCAAATGATTCAATAAAAGAAAAAGCACCACAGACCTATTACTCACAGAACAGGATGATCACGGCAGAGGACTACAACGTCGTGCCCCTGTCAGCATCACAGGAGATCGTGAAAATCAAATCTTTAAATCGATCTGCCTCGGGCATAT